CCCTGGCTGCCTGACACGCTTGAGCAAGAGATGCTGGCTGATCGAGCGCGTGACCCAGAGAAGGCGGTGCATATTTGGGATGGTGGTTACGAGGTTGCACCAAAGGGTAACTATTACGGTCTTGAACTAGCCGAGGCTGAGAACGCCGGGCGCATGACTGACCTGTTGATAGACCCTGCCCTGCCGGTGCATACGGCTTGGGACTTGGGTATCTCAGGCAACATGACAACGTGGCTGTTTCAAGTGTCGATGGGACAGTTCAGGTGGATTGATTACCACGAGTATGCTGAGCCTGGATTACCTCACGCTGCGTCAATCTTGCGCGAAAAGCAAAATGAGCGTAAGTTCACATGGGGAACACACTTGTGGCCTCACGATGGATCAAGCAAGGACATCGGTTCTGGCGAGCGCCGTTGCGATACAATGGCAAAGCTGGGGTTTGATGTGACCGTCCTACCACGGGACAACGTGGGGGACGGGATAGAAGCGGTGCGCCGTGTATTGCGGATGTCTTACTGGGACCGTGAACGGTGCGCTAAGGGAATAGAGCATCTCAAAGGATACCGTCGCAAGTTTGATAAGGTGCGCGGTACTTTCTCTGAGGAGCCTGACAAGAACGGACACGATCATGGCGCAGACAGCGTGAGAACAGCGGCGATGGGGCAAGACAAGCTCACAAACGCAGCATCATTTGTGCTGCCTCCTCAACAGATGGCGTGGGTGGCTTAATGCCTAAACTTTCAGACGACGAGATTAGAGTTCTATTCTCTCAACAGGTCAGGGATGGCCTGAGTTATATCGACAGCGACATTGCCAAGCGGCGTGAACTGTCGATTGACTACATCAACTTGGTAATGGCTGATCTGCCGGTCCAATCCAAGGGCCGGTCTGGTGTGATGGACGGCACGGTTGGATCATCCATTGGGATGATGATGCCAAGCCTGATGCGGATCGTTGCGGGTGGCCCGACGATTGGTGAATATATTGCCCAAGGCATTGACGACGAGAAAGCGTGTAAGCAAGCGACTGATTACGCCAACACGATTGTTCTCAGGCAGGACAACGAAGGCGAGCGTATCTTGTACGAATGGGCCTATGACGCTCTGACTCAGATCGTTGGTGTTGTTAAGTTGTTTTGGCTTGAGAAATTTGACGAGAGCAAAGAGAAGTTTGAGAACATCAGCGATGACCAACTTGCTGACCTCGTTCAGAAGATGGGCGGCTCAACAGAGCTAGAGATTACCGGCCACAGCAGCGAATCAACTGAGCAGCTTGTTGAGGACCCGAATGGTCTTATGCCTCCGCAGATGGTGGTCACGACCCTGCATACGGTTGAGGTGACCCGGCGTATCAACAAATCATGTGTTAAGATTGCTGGCATTCCCCCCGATGAGTTCATTATCTCACGCGATGCGCGGTCATTAGAGGAAGCAATTCTAAAGACCCATCGGACCTACAAGTATGTCGGTGACCTAATTGATATGGGTTATGACGCTGACCTAGTTATGTCGCTTCCGACTGAGGACATATCAACTAATCCCCGTGAGCGTTGGAATACCTACGACAACTGGCAGACCAGCCCCAACAGCGCCGACCCTATGTTGCGTCGGGTTGCGGTGCATGAGGGCATCATCAAGTGTGATCGTGACGGCAAGGGTATCAAGGATTGGTACATTGTCGCTGGCGGTAACGAGTCAATAAACCAGATACTTGAGATCACAGAGTACAACTGGCAAGTGGTGTTTGCTGACTTCTGCCCGCAGCCATTACCCCATACGTTCTATGGCCGCTGCCCTGCCGATGATCTGGTACAGATACAAAAGATCAAGACAGCCACGCTTCGGCAGATGCAAGACAACCTGAACCTTGCCAACACTCCGCAACAGATCGTTGTGCCGACGATGCTGGCAGATCAGAACGCAGTCAACGCGGTGCTGAACAAAGTTCCCGGTGGTATTATCTTTGCCAAGTCAACGGAAGGCGCAGTCAAAGACATTGCCACGCCGTTCTTTGCACAGCATTCGTTACCGATGCTGGCATATTGGGATGGTGAGGCTGAGAACCGTACTGGCGTATCTAAATCAAGCATGGGCTTGAATGCTGATGCGTTGTCTGGTCAGTCGGCCACGGCAGCACAGATTGCGTACACGGCGAGCCAAGGCAAGCTAGAGATGATCTCTAAGATTTGGGCCACGGGTGGCATGAGAAAGCTATTCCGGGGTATCCTATATATTCTTCGGGAGTACCAAGACTTTCCCCGTCAGGTGAAGTTAAATGGTGAAGTGATCCCCGTTAACCCTTCCGAATGGCCCCGACTCGCAAATTGGGACGTGTCGATTAACACCGGCTTAGGTACTGGATCAAGGGAGAAAGACCTTGCGATGTTGCAGATGTTGGCAGCAAAGCAAGAGCAAATCATACAGGCTGGTGGTCCCAACAACGGGATCGTGACGGCGGGCCAATACGCCAACACCATCAAAAAGCTGTGCGAGGCGGCTGGTGTTAAGAACACGCAGCAGTTTGTTGCTGATGTCCCGTTAGACTTTAGCCCTGAACCTCCTGGCCCACCTCAACCGTCACCTGACGCTATCGTTAATGCTAAGGCGTTGACGGACATGGAGCAGATCAAGGGTCAGGTTGCTATCCAAAAGCAACAAATGGAACTGGCTGCTCAGGCTCAGAAGGAAGTTGCAAACATCCAGTCGGCAGAGCGTATGAAGCTGGCTGAGTTGCAGAGCAAGGAAACGATTGCCCTTGCCGACATTGAAAGCCGTGAGCGTATTGCCACGGGTGACCTACAAGTTAAGACCACGGCCAATGAAATCCAGGCGGCACGGGCTGCGCTTGAGGCTGATGCCAAGCAACAGTCTATTGATAGCGGAAACCTAGACCGTGACGATGTTAGGTCAGCGCGTGAGGATGACAAGAACGGTGCGCTGGCGGCAGCGATTGAAGGCATGAGCCAAGTCATTAAGCAGACGAATAAATCCAAGCGGATTGTTCGTGATGCGAAGGGCAAGGCGGTTAGTGTTGAGGCGTTTGACAGTTAGCATTAACGACAGAGCGCAGAATGATAAGGTTGTCCCTCTTAAACAAATTGGTGTGACATCAAAATGGCTAGTAAAAACGTATCGTTAAGTGTTGGTCGAGGCGAGAAGCTGCCTATCAGCAGGGGCGCAGGGTTAACTGCCAAGGGGCGTGAGAAATACAACCGCGCAACTGGGTCAAATCTAAAGGCCCCGGCTCCTAAACCTAAGACGGCCGCAGACAAGGGCCGAAAGGCTAGTTTCTGCGCTCGGATGGAAGGGGTCGTTAGAAACGCAAGCGGCCCCGCAGAACGTGCTAAAGCGTCACTCAAACGATGGAAGTGTTAACAAATGAAAAAGCCCGGACTTTACGCCAACATTCACGCCAAAAAAGCGCGGATTGCGGCTGGTAGCGGAGAGAAGATGCGTAAGCCTGGAACTTCAGGCGCACCTACGGCCAAGGCGTTTAAGGCTGCAGCAAAAAAGAAATGATTGAGCTACGCCAAACCTATTTGCGTCCAAAGGATTTAGAGCCTGAGATTGCTCGGAACCGGGTGACCAAGAAGGTGGCGATGCGGCTCAAGATTAAGCGCACCGACGCGGCTGAGTTGATTGAATGGGCAGACCAAAGGGCGGGTCTTGAGTTTAAGCCAGAGCGCAGCCTAGCGGTATCCAATCAGAATACAGATTTAGGTAAGGCCGAGATTGCACAGATCAAGGCGTACTGGTCAGCGATTGAAACCGATGCGATTGAGCAAGCCGAGGAAGATGAGGAGATATTGCTATGGTGCTAAACGATCCAATCCGCAGGGGTCAGTTAGCCTCTGAGATATTGACCAATGATCTGTGGCCAGAAGCATTTGAAATGCTGACAAAGGCTTACATGGTCGAGGCTTTGAAATGCGGGATTAAGGACGACTTGCCACGGTTCAGAATCCTTGAGGCCATTCGCCAAGTGGAAACCATTCGGTCCCATTTAGAGGCGGTTTTGCTCAACGGTCAATTGGCTGCGGAGCAATCAAGGGCGTTTGAAGAACCAAGGTCTTTACTAAGACGGGTTTTTTAGCGTATACTGAAGGAACTACGATATGTCTGACAACATGACCTCTGAGATATCAGAGAATGCTCTGTCCCCGCGAGATGGCGCAGACGCATTAGCCGCATTGCGGAAAGCACATAACCCAGAAGCTGAACCGGCAGCCAACCCGGACCCTGATGCCGAGGGGAACTTAACGGCTGTAGTTGATGTTGAGGAACCTACCGATCAGAGCGACTCAGAGCCCGAGCAGGAGGAAGTGGTTTCACTCACCCTCCCAGACGGTCAACGAATTAACGCAGATGAGGCGGTTAAGGGTTACCTAAGACAGTCGGACTACACGAAAAAGACGCAGCAACTCAGTTCTTTTGAGAAGCAGCGCCAAGATGAACACGGACAAGAAATTGCACGCTTGCGACAACTTGCCGAGTCTATGCCACAAGAGACTGAGCCAGACTGGATAACTCTCCTTGATCAGATTGAGCCAAGGGAAGTCCAAAAAGCGCAGTTGATGTGGAAACGCCGAGTTGAGACTAAACAAGCCGCGCAAGCAGCCTTAGCCTCAGCAGAGCGTCAGCAGCTAGAACGAGCGTTCCAAAATACCGTTGAGGTATTAGGAAGTGGACAGTTTGAACCAAAGTGGCGCGATCCTAAATCGAGAGATGAGGGGTTAAACACGGTGGTTCGTTACGGTCAGGAACTCGGATTGACACGCGACGATTTGAACTTGGCGTTAACGTCCCCTGCGGCTGTAATTGCCTTAGAGAAGGCTCGGCGGTGGGATGCGTTGCAAAGTTCAAAGCCTGAAGCGGTCAAGCAAGCTGCTGCAAAGCCGAAGGTGTTTGCCCCAGGGGCAAAGCCGGGCGGCAAGGCTCAAGGTGGAGTGGCACAAACTGCAATGAACAGATTTAAGCAAACCCAATCAACAGATGACGCGATGGCGACCCTTCGGGCGTTACGCGGCAAAAATTAGGACAAGTATATGACCTTAGCAACTAATGCCTTTACGACCTACTTGGCTGTAGGTATGAAAGAAAACGTATCTAACATCATCAATAACGTATCTCCTGCCGAAACACCGTTCTACTCGATGGTAAAGAAATTTGCCGTCACGAACCGTTTGTATCAATGGCAGACAGACACGTTAAATATCCCGGCTGCAAACGCGCAGTTGGAAGGTGACGTTGTCTCCGTTTCTGCGTCAACAGCCACGACGATGCTTACCAACCGCACTCAGATCGCTTACAAAAGCATGGGTGTAACTGACACGGCGCGTACCGTTAACGATTATGGTCGTGCCGATGACTACGACTACATCCTGATGAAGCGCGGCAAGGAACTAAAAGGTGACGTTGAACTGGCTCTCTTGGCAAACAAAATCCAAGACGCTGGCTCTGCGACAACTGCTCGCACCAACGCGGGGTTCCTGACACTAATCAAGAACGTAGTTCATTCGTCAGGCACTAACCTTGCAACTGGCAGTTCTTTATTGACCTTGCTTGCTGGCGCTACAACTGCCCTAACTTATGTGCAGATTTCGTCAGCCATGACGATGGCATATAGCGCGGGTGGCTCGCCCACGATGATGATGACAACGCCAACCCTGAAGCGTGCGTTCTCAGGTTTGGCGTTCTCAGCCACACCTTCAACTGCTGATGTGCGATACAATATTGATTCGCTCAAGCCAGCGGTTGCAATCGGTACGGTTGAGCGTTGGTTGAGTGATTTCGGAACCGTAGATGTTATGGTTAATCGTCAGATGTCTCGTCAGACAGGCGACACCATCTTGAGTACCTCAATGTTCTTGATTGATCCGAAGTATGTCCGCTGCGGGATTTTGCAGGACGTTGAGGTTATCCCACTTGCCAAGCGTGGCCTGAGTGACGAAGCCTTTATTCGGTGCGAGTTTACCCTTGAGGTAGGTTCGCCTGATGCACACGCGGTTTTGATTGGTCAAACCTAATTGGGGCGGGGGGATAGCAATATCCCCCCACTTTCTTATGCTTACACAGCAAGAAATTACTAACGCTAAACTATACGCCAATGGGGACTGGGCTTTGTTG